GACAATCTGCCAGCCTGCTGTAGCTAAACAGCCTTTAATGCTGCTTTGCTAATATCAGCAATCGCAACAACATCAGTTGGCAAACTCATTACCTGCGCTGCGTCTAGCTCTTGTCCTTTGAAAGTGTAGTAGGTGTCAATGAAGTCAGCAGATAGGATTAAATCCTGGTCAAGTGTTGCGTTTGATACAACAATCCCGCGCTCTGCTGCGTATGCTTCGTATAAAGCCGCTGTGGTGTATGAATTCGTGCCGAGTGTAGCCATTACTTACCCCCGAAGGCGAACAAAGCTGCAATAGCTGCCGGACTAAGTAGAGTAGAAACCAAAAGCCAGCTAATCTTTCCGCCGAAGTTTCTGATGCTGTCAATCATTGGCTGATTAGCTGCGGCTTGCTCTCGTAAAGCTCTGACGTCTTTGGTTAATTCTGTCGATTGAGCAGCTACGTGATCATGCTTTACCATGTATCTTTCCAGCGTTGCCACTAATTCTTGAATAGCTTTGGTCGAAGACTTTTGACCGTCAATCATCTCACGCGTCGAGGTTTGAATTGCAATTATCTCGCGCTCGTGTTGGTCTACTTTCTGCCGCAGGTTTATCAGTTCGTCGCTCATGTTTCATGGCCTTACATAAATTTAGAATCACTATTAAAGCGATTATAGTTTGAACTGTTACCAGTACGCAAACGACTATTAATATGTGTTCGTTCAACGGCTGCACTCCCTAGCACCGCAAACAGCACGTCTAAAGGTATCGAGAACTCTTGACGTATAGCGTGCGCTTTATAAATCATTGATAAATTTGCTAATTGGTCTAACAGCATAGCGCCGTTTAACAACAAGCTAGTTCCAATGATAGCGCCATAAGCGAAATAAATCCTTGTGAAATTGTGATGGAAAGTTGATAAATATATGATAGAGACAAGCATCAAGCTATCTATACTGCATTGGATGGCATAAGTGCCGTATGTTGTTTCTGCGTCAGCTTGTACAAGGCTAGTGATATTGTACGGAGTTGCGATCAGGAATGTTAAGTAATAGGCGATAATTAGAAAGCAGAGGTTTAACCCTCTGCCACTAAAAAGCCATATTGCCGCAATGACAATTAAAGCTGCTTCGTTACTCATTTTTTAGCTGGCTTCTTGCCATTTGAGTTAACTGGCTTGTCTTTCACTGGCGTACCTTGCTTTGGCATTGCTTACCCCTTAATAAGTTAAGTTATCGCCGCGACTAATCCGTTAGAAGCTCCGGCGATTTAGTATAGCATTTATTCAGCAGGCATACGCAAGAAGCCTGCGTCGTATATAACACTAAGCCACTGCCGGAAATCAACACAACCAGCTTTTATTGCTTCATCAAAGGCAGCATCAACCACGCGATTTTTTTCTGCTTCGGCTTTGCGTGTGACGTGATCTAGTGGTCGGAATTTGCAACCCCAAAATAACCAGCCCCAATGCCCTTCGCTTTCCAATGTCACGCAAGCTAATTCCTTTGATTTAGTTTCAGCCTCTAGCGTTTTTACTTTCACCCATTCGTTTCGCTGATAATCAAATGACTCACAAATAAAATCAACAGGCGGCAAAGCAACAGCCTTTTGCGCTTCGTAATCGTACCATTCACTTACATTTTCAGCATTTGACTTACTTTCTGGGATTTTACTTACAAGATAGCTTGCGTCTACTGGTTTGTAGCGCTGGTCAACGATGCGGAAAAATTCAAAGAACAAACCAGACCCAAGATCGCCCCATTGCCAACCGCCAACCTCTTGCGGTCCTTTAATGTGCCAGTCTTTCATCCTGTTTGAGCGTACATCAACTAAAATCGTATCCGGCAAATCAGGCTTCTTACAATTAGTCGGATATTCAACACCCCAACGATAGCCGTTGATATAGCCTAGCTCTAAATCAGTGCGCGGTAGCAGTAGCTTATATCCGCCTTTCATGTATTCTGCGAATTCACGTTTACTCATTTTTCCAACCTCATTAGTTAATCGAATCCTAAATGTACCACATGCGCACCACTTGTCAACTAGAAAAAACAAAACCAGCACAAGGCTGGTCTGCTTGCTGCGGCTTCGGCATCGAGCAGCTACGACGGAAAGGTAGAAACCGCGCATGTGGGCGGAAAGAACCTGCCTTCAACAATTTCAACAAGGAAGCTAATACGAGCAGAGGAAGGCCGCCCTAGTCTTTAACCTTGCATCGGCCATTGTTGCCAAGCGTGGGATTTTAAATAGATTAGCGCAACGCTTTGAATTAGGCAATAAAAAAGGCGACCGAAGCCGCCTCTTTATTTTGTTGGCTATTAACCCAACAGTAGCGCGGTATGTTCTGGCTTGATGTTTTTAACACCCCAAGCAAGCGCAATTTCGTAACGAATTTTGCGGTAGCCAGGATAGATTGACACTTCAAAAGCCACGCCTGAGCGCGGATCTTGAATAGTCATTACATCGATTGCCATGTCGCCCTCTTGCGGACGTTGCGGCAAACGAGTTGCCAACACGATTGCAGAGCGGTTGAACGCTAAGTTGCGTGCTGAGCTGTTAACCACTGTCATTGCAGCATTGTCAGCTAATGCTTTGCGTAAGCCTGGAGCAGCCAATACTAAAGTGCCACCAGATAAAGCAGTTGCAACAACATACTGGTTAGTGTCGCCTGCGAATGTAACGATATCGCCAGCCAGCACAGTGCCAGAGCCAGTGTCTACCACGATTGATGTAGCGCCAACAGCATAACCGGCGCCGTTGTTCACTAAGTAACTTGCGCCAGTACCTTTGGTGAAGCTAACAACTTGACCAGATTCACGAACTGACATACCTGAAAGCGTTTGGAAAACACCTTGGTTCAGGATTGTTGGCTCGAAAGCTACTGAAGCATTTGATTGCTTACCTAAGAAGATTGCACCAGCAGAAGTGTTAACTACTAACTGGTTATCTTGCACAGGTGCGCCGTTGTCTTTCAGGATTTTCAGAGCCTGAGTTGCGTCGGTGAAGTCGCCAGCAGTGCCAAATGGAGTTGTGCCAGCAGTGCCGTAAGCGCGTGACATAGTGCTATGCAAACCGCACAGGTCTGCTTCGATTTCGTTAACTAATGTGCGCATTGCTTGTGCAATTTGGTTCACTCGGATGTTGCCATAACCAACGCCAGAGTTTAAGCCAACTTGCTCGTTACCTTCCCAAGAGAAAGGAACTGCTTTTGCTTTATTGATAACAATAGCGACGTTATCGATAGTTTGATCCGCAGCAGCAGGAACGCCCATTGCTGGGGTGATGCTTGAGCTAGTGTTAGTTGGAACGACTGGAACGCGCACGGATTGACCTTCAGCAGCGCGATCAACGCGAGCATCCATCGTAACGGCCGGAATCATGCCAACTAATTCACGTGATACAACGTCAAGCGCTGCGTACAGGTCAGGAACCAAATTTGTTAAAGTGTTAGCCATTTTAAAGCCCTCAAATGTTTATTGGGTGACTACGCCACCGGATTGGATGAAACTCATTCTATCGGCCGGATTCATTGATTCAAATTGGCCGCGTGTGGCTTTAGGTTTGTTGGCACCGCCTTGACCTGTTGAGCCTTGAGCATTGCCACCGCCTTTGGTAACAACACCTGCTTTAAGCAGTGGCGCAAAGCTATCATCTTTCAACAACTCCGCTTTGAACCCTGCCAAATCTAACGATGAGGCACCGCCATCATCATTTAAAAACGTTACTTTTCCTGTTTCTGGGTCAATATCGATGCGGTCTGCAACTAGGCGCTTAAATGCTTTACTGCCTGAATCTGTTGCTAACTCGCTCGCTAAATCTGCTACAAGTGCAGAGCGCTTTTCGGTCTTGATGCTGCCCATGAGGCGGTCAATGCGCTCTTGCGCTTGCTTCGCTGTCTCACCGTGTCGGCGCTCAAGGTCGGCAATAATCTCATCCGTCTTGCCTTCAGCCTTGAGCTTTTCAAGTGCCTTGCGCTCTGCTTCAGCCAGCTTTTCTGCTTGCTGCTTTTCAAATTCTGATAAACGGCTTTTGACCGTCTTGTTTTCTTCTTTGACGTTAAACGCTAACTGCTTTAGCGCTAGGCTGTCTTTGTCTTGATAGCCTTTTTTACCGTCGATTTCTACTTCTACAAACTGATCGCGCCAATCTTCAGGCACTTTATCCAATGATTCAACAAACATTATAGGCACCGCCTTTAGTTATGATGCACCGCATCGCTGTAGTGATTTTATACCCGTTAAACTAAACCGTCAAATTATCGCCACTGTCAATGGCATCAAGCACTGCTTCGGCATCATCCATTGACCAGCCGCCTTCTGCTAGTTCTCTAATTGCCAAGTCTCGCGGCTTGAGTCCCGCTAAGACTAGCTCCATGATTACGCGCACTTCATCAACTGACAGCTTGGACTTGGCGAACGTGCGAGGAAGGCTGATAACTACTTGATCCATGTTCTGCTCGATGGCATCAGCGCCCCATAAGCCCTCAAACATGCCACAATACAAAATTGCTTTCTGATATGCAGACTCTAAACCTTGAGCCAAAGCAACCAAGCGAGCGTTATTCTCTGCTGCCGCAATCTCTGCTTCGGTAGCTGTTGCTGCTTTTACGTCGCCTTGCAGCACTGCGCCCATCTGGCGAGCTTCTTGCGTGTTGCGCTCGAAGTATGATTCATAAGGCTGAACTGACGTTTCACAACCAATCACTTCGACTGTGCAGCCTTCCGGCAACGTGTTTCGACTGCCTGAACCTGTCTCGATGTAGCTGCGCCCGTTTGCCGCTTCAAATTGTTCAATAAAGTTACTACGCGCACCAAAAACGTAAGTAGTCGGCGGTAAGTTGCGAATAGTCTCTTTATACTCAGCGCTCATGCGGTAGCGAGCTAATGCCAAGTCGCAGATTGGACTAATAAAGCCCATCTGCTTAGGCAGTGCGCCTGCTTTGATTTCTTCGTCAGATGCAAACGTTACCGGTAGCCAGGTTAATGCTGAGCCGCTAACAGTCATGTAACTGCGCTCGCCTTCTTCTAATCCGGTTGAGCGTTTAACGATTTTTTGCTGGTAATAATTGCCATCTTCGTCAAGCGCTAACACTAAGTAAGACTCGACTGCCGTGTGCGTAGCTGTGTACGGATCAAACTCTGTGCCGTCTTCGCGTAGCATGATGTAAGTCAATTGCATCGCACCATTGATGCGCGAGAAATGCCAGTTAACAACCTTGTCGCGGTTGTATGCTTTGATTGTGGCGCGAGGATTGGCACGCTTAACGTCCTCGATTGACACGTCAGTTAAATCTACCTCGGACAGTCCAAGGTAGTCAGACACAAGCACTTGCCACTTAATCGGCATTAGCTCTGATGCGGTTTGTTCAATCATACCTGTTAACGATGCGCCGTCATTGTCTGCCGACTCTAACAAGTAACTCAAGCGATCGGGAATTTGGATGTCAGCTTCTTTGATCTTCATCCGGCCAAGAAGGCTAGCTAACGTTTGACCGCCATAGTTCTGGTACTCAGCGTTGGCAATGTAGATGTTGTATCGGTTTCTCGCGTCAACAGTCGTCTTGTCGCCATCGCTCGGATGCGGCAATAAATCATACTGAGCCTGCTTAACAAAGAACTCACCAGCCAAGGCGATTCTTGTTTCTTCAATCTTCGGCAACATCAGCGCCGCTTCGGTGTGTAATGTGATCTGCTGCATGTTGCGCCTCTAATCGTTTTTAATAGTTTACTGCTAAAGTCCGGCTTTGGCAAAGTTACAAGTCAGGATCCAAGCCCACATCAATAAATGCTTGTCTGTCCCTAGTTTTTAACTGCTCAATCGTTAATGGCCTGCCATAAATATCAGTCATTCTCGCAAGGCTTAGCTTGCCATCCATAAGCAACTTTGCGCGAGTCTCGCCAAGGTTGTCAGCAACAAATGCAAAGCCTTGGTCTTTCATCCAAATATCTAAATCAGTCCCGTACTTAACCTTAGATATTTCAAACTTACCTAAATCCTTTCGGCCTTTGTATGTTGGCTTTTTATCTGCATCTTCTGGATATTTATCGCCAGCGCCAATGGCTGGCATATTGACTCGCGGATCTCCCATGCCTTTTACGCCATAAATTATTACCGTCCGGCAGCGTTGATGATATGGAGGATAACCTATCGGGCTTTCGTTTAAATTCCAGCCGTCCTTATACTTCATGTAAATACTACTGCAAATAATAGAGCGCCTGTTATCGAACATCACAAGCGGATATTCTTTGTCGATGATGTCTTTGTTATCGTCTGCCATCGCTCTACGTGCTTGATTGGCGTAATGACTTAAACCAGTCCTTGCTAATGTCTCTGCGTGTTGCTGTGCCAAGCCTTCACTGTATTGCCGAATTGCTGCGGCAGTCTGTTTAACTGTTGCGCTCTTGGTAAACCCAGCTTTTACAAGGTTGTTTACTTGCTCTGCATAGCCACTGACATTTTGCTTTACAAAGTCTTCCCATGTTCCAACATCGACACGATTACCGCTCGTTAGTGTCATCAGTGCTGAATTCACGTAATCAATAATCGACTTACTGCCTGGAGTAGCTAATTCAACATCATTCCACTTACCGATAAGCTCTGCATAGTAGCTCGACTCGTAAACAGCCAGCGATTGCAGCTCTTTCGTTGCCTCTTGCCAGCCTGTCGAGTAAATCTCTGTTACTGACTTGCTGATAGCTTTCGTTATCCGGTTAAGCTGCGCTGCGCTCTTGATTTCCTCTTGAGCTAACAGGATTTCGCGCACTGACTTGTAAGCATCTGCAAGCGACGGATAAACGTTAGTTTTGAGCAAGCCTGTTGCCACTCGTTGCAGCATTGCTTCATGGCGTAGTTGATCAGCGGTTAGACTCATCTATTAAATCTCTCAATGCTGTTGCTAGTATTTGGATCATTATCGCCTTGTCTCCGTGATAAGGCAAACCCTGAGCCATGCGGCGTATATCGGTTAGGCAAATGACATGAACCGCTTCAGCAGTTGCTACGACAATATGCGGCTGATGCTCTGACAGGTTTGTCATCTGCGGCCCCATGCTAGCGGCTTGTCTATCGGTTTGGTTCTGCCAACCTCAACAACCGCCAAGTAGCGGAAAGCGTCCGAAGCATGGCTAGACCAATCGTGTAATGGTCTATCGCGCCAGCAGCCTAGCTTATCATTCCATTCCTTGCGGTAGCTCTCAAGCGCCTTGATGCCTTGCTCGCACTTTCTTTCGTCGAAAACACATTTGGCAAGTATAGTCCTGACATCATCAATGCCAGCATCAATTGGTTTTTTCGGAACAACCTCAAAGTTTATTTTGTATATCACTCCGTCAATATCAACACCATTAGCTGCTGCATCTTTCCTACTTTGCGCTCCTGAGCCAAATTCCCTGTTTTCAATATCATGCGGCCCCCAATGCTCGCCATAGTCGTACCCGCGCTTTTTCAATTCCTTCATGTAATGCTGCAAGCCTTCTCCGCTGTTTTCGTAGAAGTCAACCAAATGTATCTCATTACCAATGCGCTGATAAAACCAAATCGACGTAGAATCTCCAACACCAATATCCCAAACAGTATGCACTTTTGCCTGATTGTTTAACCCTTGGCAAATTCGCCCATCGGCATAAATCTTTCTGAATTGCTGCGCGTAGTAAGCGCCCTCGATAGACTGCGCAAACGCTTCTTCTGGCGTTGACGGATATTCGCGCTTCATATCGTCGCCAAGCGTTTTCCACTTTGCAGAATACCAAGCCATCTGCCCGTTGGTTAACTCGATACCGTGTTTTGATTTCAGTTCGTCAAAATATGATGTCAGGCTGTTGGCAATTTCTCCGCCTTCTAGCGAATATTCAGCGCGCCAATACCAAGGGAAAAAGTGAAAGTTAAAATCTAGTTTTGACGGTTTTTTTCCTTGGTCTTTTAACTTCTTGGCTGTTGAGCAGTAATCAAAGAAATAACCCTCTTTGCCTTCTGCGGTTGACTCTATCGTGATACTTCCGTCGATCCCAACAGCCTCAAACGCGCCTGTAACAATCTCTTTCGCCTTCTCTGGGTACTTCTTACAAATCTTTCCAAACTCGGAAACGTGCAGGCTTTGCAAGGTGCCGCCTCGATAGCTGACAGATACTTTAATGCTGCTTCCGTTGTTAAATACATAACTATTATCTTTGTCGTTTATTGGCTTTGGTAGATCGTAACCCATCATTGCAATCAGTTCGCGCTGTTGCTCTGATATGTTTTGGTATGCGTATTTTATTTTATTTCTGAAGATGTCTTTTGCATCTTCCAGGTTGTGACAAATACAGCCTGCGCTATGGTTTGGAGTGAACAAGCAATCATCCAAGTCACTGATCATCTTGAACGTAGTAAAGCCAAGCTGGCGAGCCTTTAGAATTATGTCCCTGCCATGCGTGCCAAGATAAAATGTTTCTTGCTCTTGGTTTGGCTCAAATAAAACCTTTTTACCGGTCTTGTCTTTGATGTGGTAAAGCGTGTTGAGCCTAAACCACTTGTACGACATTGCGTCAACAAGTTCGATAAGTGAAAGCTCTGATAAGCGGCTTAAATATTCTTTTGCCGCTTCGTGATTAGCGCTTACTGCCATTGGTCAGCAATTCAGCAAGTGATTTATCAGCTTTGTGTGTGGTCGTCTGGTCGATGATCTGCTTATCCCATCCATGCATCGAGTTAATTACTTTAACCGCTGCAACTTTGTCTGATGGCTTTGCTTCTGAATCAACGCCTTTAGCAATATCAGCAAGCACCTTTAAGCTGTCCATGCGCGACCAATAAGCAAGCTCGCTCATTTCTTCGCGCAACTCTGTAACTCTAAGGGAAATATTAGGATCAGACATCAGCTTTGAAGCCTCTACTGCTACAGATTGAGCCTTTGCAGATGAGTTATATGCTTGCCTGTAAGCCTCACTGGCATTGCCTAGCTTAACGTAAAGCTGGCAGAAGTTTTCTTGTTTTGGGGTCAACATATCAAGCACCGCTCAATAAACACCAGCACCGCTGGCAGATTAGCTGAGTATAGCGCATAAAAAAGCAGCCCGAAAGCTGCTTATGATTGGCCTTTGATGTAGTCCTTTGCAAGCTCTAAAACACCAAGAGCCGCAACTACCGACAAGTCGCCTGCGTATTCATCGAGTAGCTTTGTAATTCGGTCGTATAACTCAGCTTCTCTGACAAATACCTTTGGTTTGTTTAGGTCTACGATTTCAGCCATTGGCTTGCTCCGTAATATCAAGCTCAACAACATCATCAATACAAGTCTTATGCTCTACTGCTAACTCGTAAACCATAGGCTGCACAAGTGCTAGCATGTTGCTGGCTGTGATTTCGGTCTGGATAAAGTCGCCTGCGCGTGTTGTTGCTGCTATGCGGTATATGTTCATGCTATCAACTCCAATAAGTTATCAATCAATATCTGCTCAGTCAAATCATCAACAAAAGCTGGCGGTGTAGGTACTGCAACCCATCCTGCATCTATTACTTCGCACTTGCCTTTGCAGTCGTTGATCATCTCGCCATGTTCTTTCCGCAGCCATTCGGTCAAATCAGTGTGCCGATACGGTGCTGCTAATCGCGTCCACTTTGTCAGCGTCTTGTGCTTGCCGTTGCGCTCGACTGCGTAGACTGTTAGCAGGATGCCCCATTTAAAACACGTCCTATCAAGCGCTGCGGCCACCGATTGCGTTATAGGCTCTATCTTGCCTGTTTTGATGTTTATCGCATCAATGCCACGTTCTGCTTCGCTTAATCGCATCTTTAGCGCCAGATTTCGCATTGCTATGATGCTTTGCGTTATGAGACGCTTGTTTTGGTTGTGTGGTTTGCGCTTAGTCACTGTACAACTCCTTCAACAGCTCTTGATAAGCCGCTTGACCAACGCGGTTGCAAACTAGCCGCTTAAACTTTTTAAACTTCTCTGCCGTCTCGATAAGCTCCGCCATTTTGTTTTTATTGCCAACTTTCTGTTTCGCGATTGCGGTATCGCACTCCTGGATAACTGCGCTTAGAAAGTTTATGTACTTTTGCAACGCTGATTGGTTGTTTACTTCAAGCAGTTTTTGCTTGCCAAGCTGCACAGATGCAACATTACGCAATTCGATCAACTGCTCTCGCGTTGCTGTCGATGTGTAATCGTCAAGTTTCTTATCTTGCAATATGTCTCTGACGTTCATTTCTTCTTCCCTCAGGCGCCGAAGCGCTATTTGCTATACTGTTGAGCTAACTTGTAGGCCTGGTTATCAAGCCACTTATCAGCAAACTTGGTAAGCACCTTCGCGCAAGTTGCCGGATCAGCTCCAATGAAAAGCATTTGGATAGCTTTGTTGCAGTCAGTGTCGAATGAAGCATCGCACTCCAGTTCCTGAATGAAATCGCTAGCCTTCATATCACTACGAATTTGCGCTGCCAAGTGTTCTAGTCGCGCTTGCTCTAGGCTGTCGCGCTCGCCTTGATGGTCGATTGTTTTCCAAAGGTCGTAAGCTGTCATTTCTTCTCTTCCTTCAAAGCTTTTAAGGTATCAATTAAATCTAAAAGCCATTCAATACTGAAAAGATCAATCTTGCCGTTTATCAAATCGCTAATTCTTGGCTGGCCGCAGCCTACTAGGTCAGCAACTTGTTTTTGCGTCAATCCGGATTCTTCAATAAAATCTCTGGCAAATATCATGTAAGACATTTTTACTTTTTGTGCGCTGCTAAATTTAATTTCGATTGTCATTTCTTCACCTCCCCAATCACAAAACCAGTACCACACTTAGATTTAATCAGCTCGCCTTGTGCGATTAAGCGCTTGGCTACCTCAAGCGAGTTTGGCCCCAATTCCGACAGCCGCAGCACGCCGTTGGTGGCTTTTTGTTTTACTTGGTATGTCAATCCGCGCATGTTTCAGTTTCCTTGTAGTTAGTCTCTGCCGTCTTAATCCAAACAACGCCATCACCGTCAATCAATGCGCCTGCCTTAACCCATCTATCAACGGTCGCATGGCATCGGTTTAGCACCTTGCCAGTTTTGCGTAGGCTGCCGTATTTGCGCACTAGGTCTGATACTGGTTTCATTTCTCACCTCCCTAACTTGCCAGCAATAAAGTAATCTTGATGTTTATGATTTGGCTCATTCATGTGATCATCAACAACAAAAACTGGCACGCCTAAGATTTTTCTGTAATCAGCGTCAAACTCATACATTGCTGCTTTTGCAAGTTCACCATAAAAACTTTTTGACACGTAAACCGCTTTTATGTCTGAAATATCCTTAATTCTGTAAACGGCATTTACAGGCTCAGCGCCTTGCTTGCTTATGATTGGCATGTGTGGCATTTCAACCTGCCTGCACCAAGCGTACATTGCGCTTTTGAGTTCGTCTATTGCGTTCATTTCATCTCTCCGTCATTGTTTAGGCAAGTGTATCAGATGTGCGCCAATGGTCAAGCGCTTCCTTCGTTTGCTTTTTGTTTTTTCTTTTCTTCATCAAATAGTGACTGCCAATCTTTGCAGTAAAAAAATCTTCCGCTAGATGTTCTTTTTTGCTTAACACCGTAATGCCTTAAAGTTTTAGCTACAAGATTTAAAGTGCTTTTGCTTGGATCTTTTAACCCAAGCGACTCGCATACTTGAGTTGCTGTTTTTGGCTCTCCGTCTGGGTTGAGTTTATTGCTTTGAATAATATCTATTAAATTAATTAAGGTCATTGTTAGTCCTTTTGGCTTGTTGGTCACGAAGTCATTATTGATTATTATCTGGACGATTGCAAGATTATTCATTTAAAAAAGTTGATGGTCATGCGTAAGTCATTGATTTATACATCAATTTAAAATTATATGACCATCTATATGACCATCTTTTTGTAGTTGGTCATGCGTAAGTGTATGATTTATATGAATATATGACCAATGACCATCTTTTATGTATATATTATATATTTATAGGAATAGCTATATATACCCTATTACAAATAGCCTATATGAAAAAGAAGGTCATATTTTAATAGTTGTTCATATTTCCTTTATTTTCAAAGGTTTACGCATGACCATCACAAAAGCCAGATGGTCATAAAATACCTAAATTTGAAACACTTGTTGGCAAAAAATAAAAAAGCCGCACAATGGCGGCTTATACGTCTAGCAGGCTAATCACTTCATGGGCGGCATTAAAAGCATTTTTCCGTGCATGGTTTTCTTACTTTGGTTGCCGTTCAATTTCCTTATCGCACTGGCTGCTGAGTTTGTATCTGCTTTGTTTGGGCGCTCATAACCGACCAACTTAAGCGCTTCTGTCGCAGTTTTCCAGGTCCAATAGTCCTGCTTTGAATCCCAATCAAAACTGGTTTGCACTACTTCTTCAATTGGATCTGAAGCTGTGAAATTCTCGTTATGACCATTAAGCTGGGTCATCTCGTCAGGCGTCAAGTAATGCCCTGCGCCAGCCTTCCAATCCTCGTACACTTGCGCCCACACTTGCTGCATGTCGATGTTGTGCGAGTGTTCCAGCTTAGCGACCTCAATGGTCCAATAACGTCTGTTGCCTGTCGGGTCGTGCAAGAACTCTTTCGGGTTTACCGAACCAAAGAACACCGTTCGCCGTGCGTACTGACTTTCCTTGCGTGCGTATGCTCGGCGCAGCACGTCCTTGTCGTTAGTCAGGAACGCTTTCAGCGCAGCGATGTCTGACTTCCTGAAGGTACTATCCAACTCGCCAAGCTCAACAAGCCAGAAGCTCACAGCCTGCTTTACGCTGTCGCGGTCGTCAGGCTTTAAGATAACGCCGTCTTTTATCAGGTTTAAGTCTTCAGGCACTAGCGACTTGAACCACTTAGTTTTCCCTACGTACTGATCGCCCTGAAACACAAGCACGCCAGACGCGCTTACGCCTTTAGGACTGAACGCGCCAGCAATGGCAGAAATCATCCAGCGAGTGATTAGCGTGTCCTTCAGCGTGACCGCCTGCATGTTGTTCGCGTCTTTGATTGTGACAGTATCAAGCAGCTTACCTAAGTGGTCTTGACCATCCCAAGGCTTGCTGCTCACCCAATTGGCCACTGGGTTGTGCTGGTTCTGGTCTGCAATGTAAGTAACAAAGCCTGGCAGCTTACTTGTCGGCATCTTGAACAGACTGCATTCGGACTCAAGCCAAGCGAGTGATGCGTTGCCTTCATTGTCAAGACTAAACGATTGCCGCGGTATGATTACCTCTTCTTCCTTGCTAATGACGTTGTAACGCACGGTAACGCCAAGTCTGCGGCATATCTCTTTCAAGTTGGCGATGTGTGCTAGCGGCACGCCCTTCTCACTACAGAATGGCAATGGCGCATCTGGTTGAGCGTCGAACACGTCAACCTCTCCAGCGTCGTCACACTGGACCACTGGCTGCTCTGTGCGCTCTTTGACTTGCACAGGAGCACGTAACTGGATCCCAAGCTCAGAAGCAGCAGCTTTGAACGCCTTAGAGTAATCTCCGTTGTGGTCGTAGTAGCAAAACAGGTCATAGCTGCTGACAGGCTTGCCTGATTCCTCACTGCATAGCGGGTCGCTTGCGTGATGGATCCAGCAGCGTGCGTTGTCTAGCAAGTGAACACCAGGCAAACCAGTTGAACTATGCGGAGACAGGTAGCGCTTGCCCTTGCGCGTGTATCCGTAACGCTCAAGCTGTTGCTCTATCGGGTTGGCTCGCTCGTACTCTCCGCTAACGTCCGGCATACCTTGCGTTGGCGCGTGCGTGCGTTGTGGCAGTTGCTTTCGCTCAGGCTTTGCGGCCCAAGGACAGACAGCTTGCAACTGCGGCTTGAACGCATCCCACGCTTGCCAGATAGCCAGCAACCAATCCGGTGGCGTTGGCCACTCAGCAAGAGACTTCGGCGGCTTCACTATCCACTCGTAAGGCTTTAGCGTTGTAGGATGCACAGAAGGCGGCAACACGTCTTGCTTCTGCGAGCCGTCGCACGCTGCGCGTAACTCGATGATGGTGTAATGCTTCTTTGGGTCGTCTTGCTTTGGCCAGTTGATCTTGCAGTAAGGCAGCTTAACGCTATCAGGCACGCGAAACATAACGCGCTTACCTTTGCCTTGTATGGTTGGAAACTGGTCCAGAGCATCAGCAGGTATGCCGAACTCTTCAAGCATGAGCGCGAAGCCTTCAGCGTCGTCTATGTCAAGGCTGCACATACCAGACGGACCAAGAGCAGCGCCCATGTTCCAATCAGAGTGTAGCTGCCAATAGGCAAGCGCCTGAGCGGGTTCGCTTAGTGTGTTGTTGCCCCAACCTTCAGACTGAGGGAACTTCTTTAGCGGTTCGATTGGGACCAGATGCCAACCATAACGGCTTGTGTATGTCTCTGCATACTTTGCGATAGTTGGTAGGCTCATAACAGCTCCCCTTGGTTGTTGTTCAACTCGGGGTCGATGTACTCGTGGATGGTGCTGTGAGCTGGGATCTCAGTGATTGAGATAAAAAGTTTGTTGCCGTGGCGCTTGGTCTTGACCATACCCAAGCATTTTGAGCATTGAGCGCCGAAGTGCTGCGTTCCGTTTTTAAAGAATCGGCGCACGTAGCGTAAGTGACCGATGTGATCGCACTGTGTCATTTGTAAATCCTCGCAAGGTTATTTTGGCATCGCAATGCCGGGTCCCATCATTGGGGTAATAAGTCTAGTGCATCTTGCGTGCTGCGTACAATACCCGCAACGCCGTTTGCTGCTCTTACCTGTTCAATAAAATTCAGTTGTTCTTTCGTTGGTCTCCCTGTGCTAGTTTTAACCTCAAACGCTAGAAAACGACCTGTCGCCTTATGGATGCCGATAATATCAGCACTACCAACAGCAAGGCCGAAGGTTATTAATTGAGCGTTTGCCAGCGTCACTATTCTAGCGTCCTTGTGTATCACCTTCCCAACATACGCACCCGCCGACTCATTGCGGAAGACCAAGCAACCTGCCGCTGTCAGGTCCACCATGATGCGTCGCATCAGCTTTGTTTCTTCGTTCATTGCGATAACTCCTGTTGAATGCGTCTCGCCTCGTTAAAATCTGCTGGTGTCGGTTTGCGTTGCTCGCGTGCCGCGGCAGTGATAGCGGCCCATTGTGAAGCCTTAGCCATTCCTCGGCGCATCCCAAGCGCAACCAGATCGCGCAGCGTTCTCGCACTGCCTTGCTCTTTCTTGGCCTGCTTGCGTACTGCTTCAAGGTCTATTTGCTCAAGCTCGCCGTCAGCCTCTTGGATCTTGCGTACTTTCTTCTCTATTGGCTTTCCGCAATACGGACAAGCATCAGGACCAGGCACGAAAACAGCATAGCAATGCTTGCACTGTTGCACGTTCACGTCTGGATCTTGGTCCTTCTTTGCTCGCTTGCCTTTTGGCTGCCCAAGCAAGGACCACTCTCTGCGCTCACAAGGTAAACCATGCTTGATGA